CCCAATAAAACAATCCTAGAGTTTATAAGCTTTGATAAATTTGGAAAAGCTCACGGCCCAAGAAGAGATATTCTATTCTTAAATGAAGCAAACAATATTCCCTATAACATTGCCGATCAATTAATAACCCGTACTAGAAAGATAGTTTGGATGGACTGGAATCCTACTAACGAATTCTGGTTTTATACAGAAATGCTTCCTAATCGTAATGATATAGATTTTATTACCCTTACTTATCTTGATAATGAAGCATTAGATGAGGTTTCTAAAGCAGAAATAGAGTCTCATAAACATAATAAGCAATGGTGGCAGGTATATGGATTAGGACAACTGGGTGATTTAGAGGGCAAAATATACCGAGAGTGGCAAGTAATAGATGAGATACCTCATGAAGCAAGACTTGAGCGTAGAGGACTCGACTTTGGATATTCAAATGACCCTACTTCAATTGCAGCAATTTATAAATATAATAATGGATTTATAATAGATGAAGAAACATATCAGAAAGGATTAAGTAATAAACAGATTGCAGATATTATTAAAAACCTAATCCAGCCTCAAACAATGATTATTGCTGATAGTGCTGAACCTAAAAGCATAGACGAACTTAAAATGTATGGGATTAATATATACCCTACAATAAAGGGACAAGGAAGTGTTAATCAAGGAATTCAATTTGTACAGGGTCAACGTATTTCAATTACTAAAAGAAGTATTAATGGAATTAAAGAATACCGGAACTATCTCTGGAAAGTTGATAAAGATGGCAAAATAACCAATGATCCAGAAGAAGTATTTAATCATTTTATGGATGCACTACGATATGGATTAGATTCTTATCGTCCAAGACGTGATATTAAAAAAAGACAACCAAGACCATTATTTGAAGGAATAAAGGTACGGATGACTAATTATTAAATTTAAGATATGCCTTTTAAGAGCCAACAACAACGCAAATGGATGTATGCTACTAAGCCAGCAATGGCTAAGCGTTGGGAGAAAGAAACACCTAAGGGAAAATTACCTCATAAAGTTAAATCTCATGCCAAAAAAAAAGGATAATATTATAAAACCTTGGACAATCTATCTTTGGCGTAATGGAGATAAGATGGAGGGTGCAAGTCCCATAATAACAACAGATGGAATTAAAGAGATATATTGCTTTGGCTGGGAGATAGAAAAAGTACCAGAAGCGAAAAGAAATGAAGATAAGCATCAAATGTGGAGAGCTAAAGTAAATGTTAAAAATATGCTTAATAATACTTTAAATGTTATCAATTGGTATGGAAAACAAGTAGTAGATAGTAAGGGAAATGTAGATCCAATTAAACTAGCAAATATTGAATCTAATAATGCCTTTAAAGCAATAAAACAAAATGTTACTATAGATGATTTATATCCAATTCGTAAGTTTCCTATTAAGGATATTACCCCTCAGGAAGCAGAAGAATATGGATTCAAGGGAGATATAATACAAATAAGAAGTAGGGGTTTAAAATAAATGAAAGAAATAAAATCAGATACGAAGCCTAAAGATTTATATAATCCAACCGATAAAGAGAAGGAGTCTATTAAGGCTGTCTATAACGACTTGGAATATATGCGGAAGCTTCGTAATCAAAAATATAAATATTTTAACGATAGAACAGTAAAAGATTTTATAGATGACTCTCAACTAAGATTAAATGGATTTGTACCCACTAGAGAATCACAAGGAAAAGAGAAGTGGCAATCTAATGTATTTCATCCTATTACTCAGAATAAATTCAAAGCAATGCTAGCTGCGATTGCATTAGATGTTCCTCAAATTAGAATTACTGCTCAGAATGATAATCAATATCGGGACATAACACGAGCTGAAATTATTGAAAATCTAGTAGATTTTAGTTATAACCAAGACAATAAAGAAGAACAAATCTTTTTTGAGGCTTGGGAAGCAGCCGAAAAAGGAACGGTGATAATTTATGATGGATTTCTTAAAGCAAAAGCTAAAAGAAACATCATTAAAAGCTATAATCCAACTACTGGAGAGATAGAATTTGATGAAGAGGACGTAGAAACTGATAATCAATGTGTGAATTTTATTGTACCATTGATGAATCTTTATATAAAAGACTTTCAGATATTTGACATTCAAAAACAGCCATCTTTATGCTGGGTAGAAAGAATGGATGTTAATTTTTTTCAGAATGAATTTGGAAAATATAAAAATGCAGACAAAGTTAAGACATCAAATGAATTAACTGATAAAAATGAATCTGACACATTCTTTAAGGAATTCTGGCAGGAAAGAGAAAAAAATGACGAACCAATTGAAGTTATTCGCTATTTCAATAAAGGAGAAGATAAGTTTAAGATAATTGCTAATGGTGTTCTTTTATTTGAAGCACCCTTGATTTTAGGAAAGAAAAAGAAATGGTATCCATTTGCGAAGACAGTATTTCAGCCACTTGCTTCTGATTTCTTTTATGGAAATTCACTACCCAACACCTTAATGGGAGAACAAGATGTTATTAATTCTCTGTTTAATATGGCACTAGATAAGACATATAAGTCAATGGCACCAGCCCTTTTAATTGGAAACACTAATAAAGATGATTTTGATTTAGAAGATCAAAATACCACAATTGATACTAAGATATATGTTCAAGATATTAATCAAGTTAGAGAAATGCCTATTACTGGAATAAGTCAGTCAGATGTGAAAATGATTGATATTGTAGCAAGAGGTCTGGATTTAAGTTCAGTAGATGCAAATCAACAGGGAATTGTAGGTAATCAAACAGGCGGAAATGCAACTGCAAGAGAAATAGTAATCGCTAATGAGAATGCTAAAAAACTTAAAGGAATAATGTATCTTTTTCTTACTAGTCTTTGGCTTCAGAAAGTTAAACTTAGAATAATGAATATTCTGATTTATTATACTCAACCCAAGATGATAGAAGTATCTGATTCTGATAAAGGAACTAAAACTCAGGAGATTTATCAAATGTTTACAGTTGAGAATGCAGAACTTTCAGATGGCTCTAAAGGAACACTAGGAATTCAAATAGTAAGAAGTCAAGAAGAATTACCCAATCAAACCGAATTGGATATTGAAGAACAAAAACGTCATCTTCAAAGCGGAGAGAAATTTGAAATGATGGCACTTTCTTCTGATTATTTAGATGACTGGGTATATGATGTTAAGATTGAATCAGATTCTATTTACCAAAAAGAATCAGGATTAACTCAAACTAAAATGGAAGAAAAACTTAGAATGCTTGGAACTTACTTCCCAGAAGTAATTATGCAGAACAAAGAAAAACTATCCAAAGATACTCTAATTGCTTATGAGGATGACCCTGATGAATATGAACTTACTCCTATGCCTCAACCTCAAATAGATCCAGCAACAGGAATGCCAATGGAGCCAGCAATGGCAGGAATTACAGGAGTTCAGCAAGGAACACCTCAAGTTCAAGGACAACTACCCAAATTAGGTAAGTTTTAATTATTAAATAAACAACATGAAGAAAAAAAAGAAAGTAAATCTCAAAGCTCCCAAAAAAAAGACTAAAAAGAAGAAATGTTAAATAAACTTCTATTAAGAATACTCGGAAACAACATCTATCAACCAGAACAGATAGAAATAAAAAAGATGAAAGACTGGTTGTTTAAATGTTATAAGGATGAAGGATTTAAGCACTATTATACAATGCGTAAAAAGTACTTAGTGAACATGCTCTTATTAGATTTAACTGATAAAGAAAGATTAAAGCTTCAAGGACGATTAGAAGAGTTAAAAGGATTATCTACTAATATAAATACTGAGTTTAAAAATAGAAAAAGTTAGTTTTTGCGGGTGCTAATATAAGCCTCCCTCAGAGCATTTAGCCCCTTCAAAAGTTAATTCATAATGTCTGACGCTCGCAATCAGATTAAAATAAACGAGTTAAAATTATGGAAAACGAAAAAAATGACTTAAATGGGGAATCTGTACCCGAGGAGAATGGTCAGCCTCAAGAAGCAGAACCAGTCAAGGAAGTAGATGTAGCTGAAACTACAGATACTGAAGAAACCTTGCCTGAGTGGGCGAAAGAAAAGATGTCAAAACTGGAAGAGGAAAGAGAAAACTATAAACAAGGAATGCTTAAATATAAAAAGCATACACTTGGAGCAGAAGAAGAAGTTGAAGAAACTAAAGAAGAAGAATATCCCGACTGGGATGACACTTCTAAGAAGTTTCAAAAGCAAACTTTAACTGAAGCACAAAAAATAGCTAAAGAAGTAGCAACTAAAGAAATTTCTAAAAGAAATGAACAAGATGCTATTACTCAATTCTTAAATACTCATCCAGAAGCAGAAGACAAGTGGGACGATATAGTTTCAAACTATACCGCTAAAAGTGGAAAAGACTCAGTCAATTCCGTCCTTAAAGATCTTAATAAAGCTTACGTTGTGACTCGTTATGAGTCTGGTGAGCTAGAAAAGATGAAAGAGGAAGCCACTAAAAAAGGTGAAGCTAAAGGAGTAGCGAAAGCGAAATTAGCAGAACTCTCTTCTGTTTCAAAAACAACATCTAAAGTAGCCGATAAGGGTTCTAATGCACTTTCTCCTGGAGCCTTAAAACTTGCAGAAAAGATGCGTGTAGATCCCAAAAAGTTAGCAGAAGAGGATGACTCCTTAACTGCTGAAATTAAATATTAATTCTAAACAAAATGATAGCACCCTACAGAGGCAAGTTTCACGTCGAATGGTATCCGAATGTAACGGCATCTGCATTTGAAGTGAACGACCTAGTATATCTTGACTCAAATGGCTTAGTTGCAAGAATGACATCTACTACTGATCAAAGTCCACTAGGACTTATTCAGGAAAAGATCGCATCAACTGATGCTAAATATGCAACCTCAGCCCCAGTTCCAGTATTAATTGGAGATAATGATTCTGAATATCTATGTGATGTCGGAACAGGAACTGGAGCGACTGGAGACGTTGGAGAATGGGTTGATTTGGATGGAACATACGACTGGAGTAAAATCGATCTCGATGCTTCAGCTATGGACATCTTTTTTATCACCAAATTCATTTCAACAACTCAAATGGTAGCCAAAATGAGCAAAAATGACCCACGCCCAGATTCAATAGTAGACTAATAATTAAAACCTAAAAAAATGCCTATCTTAACTTCTCAATTCAATGACCTTGTTAAGAACGCCAAAGTACAATGGAGAGAGGGTTTCGACTCAGTGCCGAAAGCTGCTCGACAAATGTATGACGTTAGCAATGTCAATGAAATGACATCTGAGCATTCTGTTATCGCAGGATACGGATTTGCAAAGAGAAAACAAGAAGGTGAGAACTACACCTATGGTTCTATTAGGCAGGGATACAAACTTAACCTTTCCCAGACGAGAATTGGTCTTATGGACGCAATTACATGGGAAATGAGAAAGTTTGATAAATACCGAGAAATTGATAAGAAAATGAGAAAACTCGGAGAATCCACTGCTAAAAGAATTGAGTTAGATCTTACTCATCAATTCACATTCGGAATGGGCGCAGCCTCATACACGAATATGGATGGCGAAACTATCGCCACAACATCAGCTGATGGACAGAATATATTTGATACCGATCACACTCTTAAGAGTGGAACAACTACTCTGGGAAACCTAATCACTACGGCTTTCAGCCGAGCAGGATTAGAAGAGGCGGAGAATAAATTCAACACATTTACTGATGATAATGATAATATCATTCTCGTTGAGCCTGATACTATTATTACTGGACGCAATGTTACAATTCAAAATTCTGTTAAAGAGTTTTTGAAATCAACATTAGTACCAGACGAAGCTAATAATGCAACTAATGTTTATGCTGGAAAGTATAAGCACTTAGTACTCCCATTTTTATCAACAAGTCTATCTGGAGGACCAGTGACGACTTATGATAATTATTGGATGTTAGCTGACTTGAAGCATACTGACGCAATCTGCGAGATTTCAGAAGTTCCAAGCTTTAAGGCTCCTTCAGTAGGAGGCAATGGCGAGGATTTTGAAACTGATGATTGGAAATTCAAGAGTTCTGCATGCTATGACTATGGCGTGTTAGATTACAAATGGATTGTCGGTAGTACTGGAGCGACAAGTTAAACTTCCTAATTAACCTAAATAACGGAGCGGGCTTGACGTGGGATGATTACCCATAGGAACTCGCAAGAGATTATATACCCGCTCCGTTTAATCATTATGGCAAGAACAACACAATTAAAGAATTTCATGGTGAAGCCAGCTATCCTTACTGA